CCGGAGGACCTCATACTATACCGGCCGGCGTTGAAATATCTATAAGTCAAACTCAATGGACATTAGAAACTGACTCACAAATAGACGATACAGTTTACACTCTTTCCGGTTCTCATAACAGGACTAATATGTTCGGATATACTTTCACAGAAACCTTAACTTCTGGAAGTATACTTTCCTACCCTTATAAGTCTCATAACTATGGTGAGCTAGTAAGATACTTAAAATACTACGACAACGTATTATTTAAGATGATTAAAGATTTTGTTCCTGCTAGAGCTAATGTAGACACAGGGCTTATAATTAAACCTCATATACTTGAAAGAAATAAAATTAAACAAGTACAAGGTACTTTTATAGAGCAACAATATACCGGTTCAATAGATACGGCCTTTACAACAGGAAGTGATGGAAGTGCATTTACAAACAAATTGCATCAAGAATTAACTATTCCTTTAACTGCAAGTTATTCTGAGTCTATCGTTACATCTCATGTATCGGGAGGATTAGTAACGTACCACTATCACGAAAAAGAAAGAACTAGATACGATGGAGAGTTTTCTGGTAGTCATGAGTTTGTTTATCAACATACACTAAATGATGCAAATGACTGGAAATATGTAAGCCCTACAAATATATTTTATAAACCAATAGGGGTATCAAAACTAGCTTGTCCAACAATCTCACTTCTGTCAGTTACCGGATCTTATTCACCTGACCAATTTATATACTCAGGTTCTTTTGAAGCATCCGAAGCAGGTGTATATTATATAAGTTATCAACCTAGCGATGATATTAGTTATGCTGAAACACTAACACCTATTACAGTTACTGAAGCTGGAACAAACTTATGGAATACTACAAGCACTTCAGGGTTCTCTGCATTAACACCAGGAACTCTTTTCCCAACAGCCTCTATGTACCATAAAGTAGATGGAGTAGCATCTGATTGCGGAACAATAAGAGCTCCAGAAACTATGTCATTTACTATTGGTGCACAACCAGAGGTATGCCCTACGATAACTATAGATAGTGCGACTGCTACTAGTACTGATTATAACGGATTTAACTACAACAGTTCTTCGTACAATAACCCTACCGGTATAGCACTTCAAATATCTAGCTCACTAATAACAGGTTCTGGAATAGGACACTTAGGGTATATGATTAGCACTAACCCTATTACTAACATTGAAGATAATGAAAATGCCATTTTGCTTGGAGTTGCAAGCTCTAACGGTACAGCAAATAATCTAGATTTAGCTTATTTATCTTCAGGCTACTTTGATTCAGCAACTCACGATAGTTTATTAAATAACAAAAGTAGGTTCTTAGAAGCGACACATTCATGGATGGACTTTGGAGAAACGTACTACATAAGAGCATTCGCTAGATCTACTAGCACTTGTGGAGATTCAGATAGCTATATTTACTCTTCTCAAGTAACAGTTACTACTCCGGCAGATGCTAGACCTACACCTACGTTATTATACTTCGGTCAACCGGTCGGTAACCCACCGGCTGATACCACTTGTGGTTATATGGTTACAGGAAATACTCCTGGCACATCAGGATCATTCTACATATGGCAAACTGATGCTGATAATAACGGATTTGGAATTAATGGAACTCCACTTTCTTTAGCAATTGCTGATAAAATATTTACATCCCCTATATCCAGTTCTGTTAACTTAGCACCAGTAGACTATTTCTACATAGAATCAGGAAGTTCCGAAAAACGATTCTTCTCAGCCTCTAATGAAATGTTAGGAAATACTGTAAGTTGTGAATTTTGATTATTGATATAAAAAAAGAATATGGCACAGATACTAAGCACATTTAAATCTACAGCACCTAACCAGGGAGAGTTAAAATATTTTATAGACTCAAGCTCTGGAGATAATGTGCATGTAGACTGGCTGACAATACATACAAGTGATTGTAATGGAGTAAGCAGAATAGAGAGTATACAAAATCTTACTTCTATCAAAATAGGAGATATAACATTAAACACTGATAATGGTATAGCATATAGTAATCATTATGCTTATCAAATAATACCGGGCTTTACAGGATCATTTGACTTGATAACCGGATCTTGTACGTTCTCTACCCTTTTACCTTTACCGAGATTATATGACTTTAAAAATAATGACTATAATTCTCAATTCAATAATGCAATAGAACCAAGAAGAGGATACTTGACAGGTTCGGCCGGAACAGTTAAAGGAGGAATATTTGAAGTAGATTATTCTAGATCTGGTAGCTCTTTGTCAGCTAGAAACTTAGAAGCTATACTTAGCAATACCGCTATTACTGCTTCATTTCAGGAATCTAACCTTTACTCTAAAACATGGACATCAGCTAGATATGATGGAAGTAAACTTAACAGCGGTAGTTTATTCTATAACGACCCTGCTCTTACCTATAAAAAGTTTGATGCAGTTAGATACCCTCTATTAGTTTCTTCTAGCTTTATAAGATCTCAATCTTTTTCTGATCTTGAATTTGAAGAATTTTATTTTAACCCTCCTTTTAAAACCATAAGACCAGGAACAGAAGATAAATTAGTAAGTTACCAGCAAGGTAGTATTATCGATATACCACCAGTCGGTCAACCGGTTTACGAATTAGCTGGAAATGAATTTAAGAGAGTAACTAAAACTAAATTATTTATTCCTAATGAAGAAGAAATAATAGCTATAGATGACAACTTAGCAAGATATGAAATTAAACCTGTAGAAATTTATTCTGGTGCAGCAGCAGATAACTTATTCCATTTAGAGTTTATGACTCTAGGAGGCGATAATGATGCTGCAGATACAATATACTATTACTCTACCGGTTCAGATAATAATTTACAAACAGTAGAAATAAGACCTGGGGAAGATCCAGAGCTTCTTATAGTAAGTGGAACATACTTATCTGACCTTGGTGAATATAGTTATGAAGCTCCTGCTTCTATTGGACCTAGAGTAAACGCTCAACAGGATGGGATATACGTAACACAACCATGGCAATCACCTTTAGGAATTAATAAGACTTTTGTAACGAGAGTAGTATCATCATCACAAGGATAAGCATAAAACTTTAAATCAATATATTTATATAAAAGAAACAAAAACAAATGGGATATTTAAACAACAGTGTCGTAACAGTCGACGCAATTTTAACAAAAAAAGGAAGAGAGCTTTTAGCTAGAGGAGACGGCTCTTTCAAAATTACACAATTTGCTTTAGCAGATGACGAAATAGACTATACACTTTATAACCCAGATCATGCATCAGGTTCAGCTTTCTATGGACAGGCAATAGAAAATATGCCTTTACTTGAAGCATTTCCAGATGAGACTCAAGTTATGAAATATAAACTATCTACTCTTCCAAGAGGTACTTCTAAGCTACCTTTACTAGAGGCAGGATATGCATCTATTAGTTTAAGACAAGGAGCTTCTCTAGCGATTACTCCACAAACATTAAACTATCTAGGAGCTACTTCTACATTTGAAGCAGGAGGGTATACAGCAACTATAGCAGATGCTAGAGTACTATCTAACTTTACCGGAGTAGGAGTAAACACAGAAGAAGCAGATAACTTAAACAGCCAAACAACACTAGGAACTAACGTTTCTAAGACGGTAATAGGAACATCAATTAACCTTACTGCAACAACAGTTAATACGTTATTTGGTACAAGAAGTTCACTACAAACTACGATTACATTAATTGGTAGAGATAGTGGAGCAAGAGTAAATATTCCTGTAACTATAACAAAAGTAAATATATAATATTATGTCATACAGAAGATTCGAACAAGACGATATTGTAGTTAGTGCAGACTCCATTACTTCACCAGCATGGTCTAATAATGCTGTAACTCTTGAACAATTTGTAACAGGTTCACAAGCAGGTACAGACTCAGGTAAATACTACTACCATATATACAACACAGGTTCATCAGATCAAGAAATACAGTTTGCAATAGCATACGGTCATAGACTAGGAAGTGGTTCTGGACTATACGATGCAAGCATACCAGGTAAGTCTTATAGCGCTACAGTATACGGTCAATTTAGAACTCTTATTAACGGAGACGAAGATACTGATTTTACATTCGATCAAAGTGGTACACCTACAACACCAGATAGTGTTCACTTTATTTCCATACAAAGATCAAGGTTTAAAGAAAAAATACTACCAGGTTCAATTTTATTATCCCTTTCAGGATCTGACGGTGAACTTAAACTCACTGATAACAGTACAACTTTAACTACAGATAGCTTTGTAGATGCAGGTAGAGTATATAGTTTATATTCAGGATCAGCTGCTGGTACAGTAATAAGTACTACTATTGAATATGGAAAACTATATCCAGATATAGGTTTAATTGCTCTTAATACTGACAAGCTAATAACAGATAACTTTATGGGTGCAGTAAACGTTACTTCTAACTATACAACTGTCGATGGTAAAGAAGCATGTTTAAGCGCTTTACAGTCAGGTTCTGGTTTCTCTCTAAGAGCGGATGAAACATTATCTTCAAACTTTATATTTGTAAGAGCAAGAAATAGCGAATTCAATTATTCTACTAATCCATCTAACATAACAGGATCAGGAGAACTACGCCACAGTACTATGATTGATAATCCTCAATCTTATGTAACTCAAGTAGGTTTATATAATGATAGTAACGATCTTTTAGCAGTAGCTAAATTATCTGCTCCATTATTAAAAGATTTTACAAAAGAAGCTCTAGTACGAATAAAACTTGACTATTAATGAATGAGTGCTTACAAAAAACTAAAATCTCAAGATTCATTTGTTACAACATATGTAGCTAAAAAAAACTGGTACCTTTCAGGAAGTATCATTGACTTAGCAGCAATTGGGGTTCAAGCACTATATGCACTATCAGGTTCTGAAGAAGTAGCAGAATTATCTGTTGGTAAATCAAACTTTGATTATGGTCCATCAGATAGTAATATATCCAATCAAGGTACTTTCAACTCAGCATTAACGTACAAAAGTTTAGAACAACTTTACTACAGAGATTATAATTTAGATAACGGTTCTATTCTTAATACTGATTATCAAACTCTTGCTTTGAGTGGCTCATCCGTATCTACTGATGTAGGATTAGATGAATCAGATTACCCTAAAAGAAAATTATACGAACACTACGAACCTACCTCAGATACACCAAACGGAACTATTAATCCTTCCGGCTCTAGATACCTTAGCTCATCTGCTATGGTCTATTCTTTACCGAGAGATATTATCGGAACCCATATAGAACCAGGTTCATTTAAAATGATACCAGCATATAACAGTAGTGTACTAACTGAACTAGGTGGTATTTATGTAGAAGAAGATTACGTTGTAACCGGGTATATAGCTACTGAAGTTGATCTATCTAGCCCAGCAGGATATCTTGGAGGACTAGAAGCTATAGTTGATGACGGGCAAGGTAATTTAAAACTTATCGACTCTCAACAGCATATTAATATAGGTAACATAATTTATACTCACGGAATTATTATACTTACTAATACTGATGTAGCTGAGTATTTTCATGATTCTGCTTCACTAGATGTACTTTCTTATAAGTCTAATCAACCTATTTATACATATAACTACCACTTAAAGGTTTCTGATTACGAATACAATCACACACTTAACCCAAGTGCGTTGACTGGTTCGGAAAACAAATTAAAAGATAACGTAAGTGGTTCATCATTTCAACCTTACATAACATCTGTAGGTTTATATAATGATGCAAATGAACTAATAGCAGTTGGAAAGCTAAGTCAACCCTTAGTTAAGCCAGCTGAAACGGAATTAACAGTACAAGTAAAATTAGATATATAAAATGGCAATTAACTTTAGACACATAAAAGAATCAGCACTTACTCATGCAGAGATGGATAGTAACTTAGGTTCTTATTTTCATTCAGCATCTATATTAGTTAATGATGATAGCGGTAGTACCATCACACTTTTTAGGTCTGAATCAAATGGTTCATCCCTTACTCTTACCAGTGCATCGATTGAGATTGTATCTTCTTCATATGCGCTAACAGCTTCTTATGCTGATAATGGCGGTAGTGTAGATTATATTTCTAGCATGAGCCTAGACGGATCTATTTTAAGAATAACAGGTTCAAATAATGCTTTTGACGGAACAATTGATCTTAGCGGTATATCAACAGATACAGGATCTCTATTAAAAACTTCAAGTGCTACTGATAATATCATTACCTTTACAAAAGGTGACAATACTACCTATACAGTAACGATAGATACAGGCTCCGGTGGGTCTACTGATTATATTTCTAGCATGAGCCTAGACGAATCTATTTTAAGAATAACAGGATCAGGAAATGCTTTTGACGGTGCTATAGAGATGAATAACTATACAGCTTCACACGCTGTGTCCGCATCATATGCTTTATCAGCTTCTCACGAAACTACTTACGAACTATCCTCTTCTTATGCTGATAACGCTGCTTCATCTTCATATGCAGCTACTGCTTCTTATGCAGAAAACGGAGGTGGAGGTAGCCAAACACTAGCTCAAGTAACCGCACTTGGAGCTGTAACAACTGATCGAGTTAACCTTAACGGAGGTGTATCAGTAAATGGTTCAGGTTCTGGAGCATACCTTTATATATCTGGAAATGCTGCTACAACTGATCCCGATAACACTCAAGGTATAGCTCTAGCATGGAATGACTCTGGAGGAAGTAGAGAGAATATGCTATATTGGAATCCAGGAGCTGTTTCTTCATCAGCTAACGATGACTATTACTTTGCATTCCAAAATGAATTTTTAGATGCAAACAACTCAGATACAAGAGCGACTGGTAGTAGGGTAAAAATATTTGGAAACGGACTTGTAAATTTAAGCGGTTCAGTTCCAACAATAGAAAACGCTTTCTGGAGAATGCCAACTCAAGCTGGTACTGAAGGACAGATACTTAAATATCCTTCCTCAGGTACAACACTTGAATGGGATTCAAATACTTTTTTAGTAGATGATAAGTTTATAGACGCTTTAACTGGAAGTCTTTTACCTACCGGTTCTTTAGACCCTTATCTACTTACAGGTTCATTATCAGCTTCTATTGTTGATCTTGGATATATAGATAAGACAGCAAGTAGAGTAGATTTAGGATTTCCAACAGGGTCTGAAACTATTGATGAATACCTAACAGGATCTTTAATTGATATTATTACCGGATCAGGAATTGATTTAATATCAGCTTCTGGATTAGGTGATAGAATAATAGGAGAAGGTTTCTTACTTACAAGCTCTTTAAATGATAGACTTACAGGATCTTTTATTGATATTATTACCGGATCAGGAATTGATTTAATATCAGCTTCTGGATTAGATGATAGAATAATAGAAAAAGGTTTTTTACCTACTGGCTCTTTAGAAGATTATTTAACAGGTTCATTGTTTGAGATTATTACAGGATCAGGAATTGGTATATTCTCTGGATCAGGTCAATTACCAGGAGGTTTACTTTCAGGTTCAGGTCAGCTACCAGGTGGATTAATATCAGGCTCTACACAGTTAGGAGAATTAAACTTTTTAAATAAAACTGAATCTAGACTAGACATACAGGACTTTTTAACAGCATCATTATCAGATGTAATAACTGGTTCAAGTTTAACTCTACTTTCAGGATCAGGACAAGTTGAAGACTTAGGATTCCTTAACGGTTTAGGTACAGGATTAATATCCGGTTCAGGTCAAATTGATGACTTAGGGTTCCTCAGTAGTCTAAGCACAGGATTAATTTCAGGTTCAGGTCAAATAGAAGACTTAGACTTTTTAAATAGAACTGCTTCTAGACTAGACATAAGCGACTTTATAACTGGTTCACTTGCAGATCTTATTACCGGATCTAGTTTAGATATATTTTCAGGATCAGGACAAGTATCCTTTACAGGATTAACTAATAAACCAGGAGGATTAATATCAGGCTCTGGACAGCTACCATCCGGATTATTTTCTGGATCATTTGGCGATTTAGCTCCCTCAGGACTATTATCCGGTTCAAGTCAAGTAGATTTTACCGGCCTTACTAATATCCCAACAGGATTATTATCAGGCTCTACTCAGTTAGGTGATTTAAACTTTTTAACTAAAACAGAATCAAGATTAGACATACAGGACTTTTTAACAGCATCATTATCAGATGTAATTACTGGTTCTTCACTTTCAATAGTTTCAGCATCAGGACAGGTAGACTTTACTTCTCTTCTTAATAAACCAGGAGGGTTAATATCAGGTTCAGGTCAGTTACCATCAGGATTAGTATCTGGTTCAGGTCAAGTATCATTTACTGGATTAGACAGTATACCAGCTGACTTAGTATCAGGATCAGTAATTAGAGAGCTACCTGCTAATCTAATATCAGCATCAGCTCAAGTATCATTTACGAGCATAAGCTCTAAACCGTCCGGACTAGTATCTGGATCAGGTCAGGTATCCTTCTCTGGATTAGATAGTATACCATCAGGATTATTATCAGGCTCTACTCAGTTAGGTGATTTAAACTTTTTAACTAAAACAGAATCTAGATTAGATATAAGTGACTTTTTAACAGGATCATTATCAGATGTAATAACTGGTTCTTCACTTTCAATAGTTTCAGGTTCTGTAATTAGAGAGTTACCTGCCGACTTAGTATCGTCATCAGCTCAAGTATCTTTTGCAAGTATTAGCTCTAAACCTACTGGACTAGTATCTGGATCAAGTCAGGTATCCTTCACTGGATTAGGTAGTATACCAGCCGATATTGTATCAGGATCGGTAATTAGAGAACTTCCTGCTAATCTAATATCAGGTTCAGGTCAAGTGGCATTTGGTTCTATCTCAGGTAAACCTTCAGGATTAATATCAGGCTCTGGACAGTTACCAACAGGTTTAGTATCAGGTTCAGCTCAAGTATCTTTTGCAAGTATAAGTTCTAAACCATCAGGCTTAGTATCTGGTTCAGGTCAAGTATCATTTGGATCTATCTCAGGTAAACCAGCTGACTTAGTATCAGGCTCTGTAATCAGAGAATTACCTGCTAATCTAGTCTCAGCATCAGCTCAAGTATCTTTTGCAAGTATAAGCTCTAAACCTTCAGGATTAGTATCAGGTTCAGGACAGATAGCATTTAACAGTATAAGCAGTATACCGTCTGGTTTAGTATCTGCATCTGGTCAAATCGATTATGATAACTTAACTAATCTACCAACTCTTTTTGACGGTACATATGCTAGTTTAACAAGTAAACCTTCATTACTTTCTTCATCATTACAGATTACGTTTGATGATATTCCTTCTGTACCACCAATTATCTCTGGTTCAGATCAGATTGCAGACTTAGGATTTTCAGGTGACTATACTCACCCTAATCACTCTGGGGATGTGACATCAGCAGGAGATGGAGCTACTACGATAGGTGCTAATAAAGTAACCCATGCTAAATACCAGCAAGTAGCAACCGATACTATCATAGGTAGAACAGCAGCAGGAGATGGAAATGTAACAGCATTAACAGCTGCAGAAGTAAGAACTATTTTAAACGTTGCAAATGGTGCAACAGCTAATACAGGAGACATAACAGGAGTAACAGCAGGAGATGGATTAAGTGGAGGAGCATCATCTGGAGCTGCTACAGTAACATTAGGAGATCCAAGTACTTTAACTGCAGCAACCACTAACGGTACTACAGCTACATCACATACACACGCTATAACCACTACAGATTCAGGTACAGCCGATACAATTGTAGCAACAGATGCTGATGGAGAAATAACAGCAGCAAACTTTGTAACTACTTCTGATAAAAAATTAAAGAGTAATATCAAACCAATCAAAGAAGGTTTGGAGGTAATAAAAAAATTCGTATCTTATGAATACGAACTTAACGGAAAACAAGATGCAGGATTTATTGCTCAAGAAGTACAAGAAGTATTACCTTATGCGGTACATGAAAAGACTGATGGTTTCTTAGGAATGAATAACAAACCCGTCCTTGCACACTTACATAAAGCTATATTAGAATTAGATCAAAGATTAACTGATATAGAAAATAAAATAAAGTAATATGCCAGCACCAGCATCTGGAAAAATATATGAGTTTAATAGACTCGAAAGTGGTGGGATGGCTACCGCCATTCAAGGTTGTAACATGCGTACCGAGTATGATACAAACGCAAGTAACGACCCTCCAACTACCTATGGAGTATATTATGCTATACATGCTGGAGAACAGAGTATTGCTAACATAGATACAGATACAATTTTCTTTAGTGATTTTGGGACTGAAAATGCATTTGTAGGTCAAGATGAATACTACGGTATAAGAGAATCAGGATCTGCATCTTCAGTAAATGCAGAGATCGTTGTAAAAATAAATGACTCAGGAGAAGTTACAGAAAAATATACATGCTCTCTTATAGGAAGATTTTCCGTAAGTGGAAGTATACCTTATGTAGACTATTATGCAGGTAACTTTAATATGTATAAAACAGGTTCTGCTGATTATACTGCTATAGAAGGAGCAGTTTCTCAATCATGTTACGATTTTGGAATAGTTTTTTCAGGAAGTAATTTTAATGATTTTATATCACAATCTATACCAGAAGGTTTTGATGAAACAGTAACAGGTATTATCACAGATCCCTCAACAGAAGTTTCAAGCTCATTACAATTCCAAGGATATCCTCACTCAGGTTCTGTAGGTAGTGGTATAGGAGAGTAAGTATAAATTTTAATTATGACACATCCATGTTGGACTTACGGTGGTAAAATCGTAAACGAAATATCAGATATGCCTGAAGGTACTTACGGCTTTATATATGAAGTAACACATAAACCTTCAAGTTTGAAATACATAGGAAAAAAAGTACTTTATTTTGAAAGAAATAAAAGACTTGGTAAAAGAGCTCTTCAAGCACTAAGAGAAGAGAGAAAGTCTAAAGGTATAGGGGGAAGAGTTCCTCTAAAGCAAAAGGTAATAACTGAATCTGATTGGAAGGATTATTACGGCTCTCATGAAACTATAAAAAAATTAATCGCTAATCATCCCGTAGAACAGTTTGAAAGAAGAATTTTACAGTATGTTAGTAATAAAAAGCAACTTACGTATTTTGAATGTAAGCACCTATTTATAAATGAAGTACTAGATACTCGTAATAATTATATAAACGATAATATTCTAGGAAAATTTTATAGTAAGGATTTCAATTTATGAAATTAAGCGATATAATATTAATAGAAAAAAACGACTCTTGTCCAGCAGCTACTCAAAACTTGATGCTGAATACAAAAAATAGAGATGCTGCTATAAAAGCAGAACATATTCAGTACGGACCACTTAATGTAAGTGAACCTGGTAGTTTTTGGGAAGATATTGCTAAGTATTGGAATACTACAGTAAAGGCAGCTAGATTATCTAACTGTAGCAATTGTGTAGCTTTCGATATTTCACCAAGAATGGATGAATGTATGCCTGGTATTACTTCAGATAATAAAGGTAGATTAGGGTACTGTTGGATGCATCATTTTAAATGCCACTCTGCTAGAAGTTGCAGAACTTGGGCAAAAGGAGGTCCAATCGAAAAAGATTCCGTATCTTTAGAATGGCAAGAGCGTGGAGAAAAAGAATAATTATGATTAAATTAAAAGACATTATCGGATACCCATCATTACAGTACCATGTAGATAACAAGCTCTCATTGCATGAGCATGTCTACCGTTACAATTCTGAAGCCTTTATACAACTATTCAAAGAAGCAAGAGAAGCTCTTAGAGACGAGGCTATTGAGTTAGATGAAACTGATAAAGAACTTTTAGAAACAACAGATATAGGTGAATATGGAGATTATAATGGACTTAAAGTACCGTTAGACCTTCCAATGGTATCATCAAACTATAATCCTCTGTTCGAAATAGGTAACGTAATCGATGAAATGATCGAAAATGAAGACCTAATCGATGAAGCAGCTTCTATAGACGAAATGATAGACTTTGATATGATCAAAGAACTAGTCGAGTCAATAGGGGGTAACATAAACATGGACAAATTAAGAAAAGCAGTTTCAATACAAAACGAAAGTTTTGACTATAATGGTTTTGAAATGCTTAAAGCGTCAGTTGATTACATACCCGAAGCTGAATACAGAGGTAAAAAGGTTGCTCTTAACAAACCTAAACGTGGTGGAAGTAAAAAATTCTACGTCTACGTTAAATCAAAGAAAGGAAATGTAAAAAAAGTATCTTTTGGTGATACTGGCCTTTCAGTTAAGTTTAAAAAGAAAGGAGCAAGAGCTTCTTTTGCTGCACGTCATAAATGTGCTACTAAAAAAGATAAAACAAAAGCAGGTTATTGGTCTTGTAATATAGGCCGTTATTGGAAATCATTAGGTGGATCATCAAACTTCTCAGGATACTGGTAGACCTTACTCTGAACTTACAGAAGAAGGTTATGTTATAAGAGAGTTCTCTAGTAGTACTTCATCATTTGAATTAGTATGGCATAGAGATAAAGAAGATAGATATGTTCAATCAATAGGTAAGACTGATTGGATGTTTCAACTAGACAACCAAATTCCTCAAAGATTATCAGAAAACAAACTATTTATACCTAAAGAGACATATCATCGTCTCATAAAAGGAACCGGTAACTTAACCGTTAAAATATATAAACTATGAGTATAGATCCAAACGATTGCGGCTGCGGTGGAAGCTGTGAATGTAGCAACGACTAGATATGAAATTAATGAATATCATTCTTAACGAACGTATGAAAATAAGTAGTATAGATATTGCTTATACTAACTATGGTGATTTATATAGTGTAAGAGTTAATGGTGATAAAGTTGATCGAGATGAAGGAGTTGGACTTGTACATAAGTTAACTAAGTTAGAATTACCTTATTCTTACGATGTTACTTTAGTAGATGATATTTTAAATAAACTAAGAGACAAAGGAATAGATGCTGATGATTACGAAATGGATATAGATTAATTATGAAATTATCAAAAATCATATTGGAGAAGAAAAAGATTGTTACACAATCAGAGTTAAATCTATCTGACAAAGATATTTCTAACCTTGCAGAAGCAATCTCAAGTAAGCTAGAAGACTACCTTGACGTAGAAAACAAAGANCTACTTAACCANACGGTTAAAGCAGCTATAGAGGAACTTACCATCTAATTAGTTGCATAGTCGAATAAAAGTTCTTATCTTATAGTTAAGATACGGACTGGGTTATGGACTATACTTTCCTTTTAGGATCAATTGAAAATTTACTAGGCAAAAGCCACAAAAAGGCTAGAGGCAATCACGCATTTCATTGTCCTTTCTGTAATCACCGTAAGCCAAAGCTAGAAATTAACATGGCTACTAATGAAAACGGAAAGAACCCATGGGAGTGTTGGGTATGTGAAACTAAAGGTACCACAATCAGATCATTGCTGTACCAACTTAAAACACCTAAAGCTCAGTCAGCAGAAATATTAAAATACCTTCCGAAAGGTTCACAAATAGAATATAAAGGGATATCTATATTAGAGATACCCAAAGAGTTTCAGCTGCTATCCGCTGCATCGACAACTTCAGTTATCGCTAACAATGTAAAGAAGTATTTATATGAGAGAGGACTTTCCGACAATGATTTTATTAAATACCAAATTGGGTATTGCACAACTGGAGACTATGGAGGACGAATTATTATACCAAGTTATTCTGAATCCAATCAACTCAATTTTTTTATTGCGAGAACTTACGACGGAAACTATTACAAATACAAAAATCCTGAAGCATCTAAAGACATAGTCTTTTTTGAAAACCTTATCAACTGGAATGCTCCTATAATATTATGTGAAGGCGTATTCGATGCTATGGCCATACGACGTAATGCTATACCTCTTCTTGGTAAGAATATGGCACCTGCTTTGTATAAAAAAATACTAGTAAGCTCTACATCAGACATATATGTAGCTTTAGACTCTGATGCTAGAAATAGAGCTCTACAAATATCAGAAAAATTACTAAATCAAGGTAAAAGAGTTTACCTAGTGGAGATGAAAGAAAAAGATCCTTCCGAAATGGGTTTTACATCGTTCACTAAACATATTCAATCAGCACAAGAGTTAGACCTTTCAAGTCTTATGGTGCACAAATTAGATCTATGATCAAACAAGGAATGAACATTCTTAAACAGAATGAGAAAAAAAGACTGGATTTTAATCCAGAATTAAAGCAAATAAACTTTCTCGATAGGAGAGTTTATAAGAGAAGCGAAGGAGTATATTACCCGTCCGTAACTACAATACTCCAATATATGCCCAAAAATAAGTTCTTCGAGTCATGGCTCAAGGATGTTGGGCATAACGCTGATCTTATTATGAGACGAGCAGGTAAAGAAGGTACTCAAGTACATGAAGCTGCTGAGAAGTTAGTAGAAGGAAAAGAGATCTCCTGGATGGATGACTACGGTAATGCTAAATACTCTCAGATAGTATGGGAGATGATATTAAAATTTGCAGAGTTCTGGAAAGAATATAAACCAGAATTAATATCGTCTGAACAATTCGTATGGTCAGATAAGTACAAGTATGCTGGAACTGCAGATATAGTCTGTAAAATTAATGGGGAGGTATGGTTATTAGATCTTAAAACTTCTAACAGTATACATAAGTCATACGATCTTCAATTAGCTTCTTATGCTAAAGCTTTAAAAGAAAGTAGAGATGTAGAAATAGAAAGAACCGGTATTATATGGCTTAAAGCTAAATGTAGAGGACCTAGCAAACAAAAAGGAGTAATGCAAGGTAAAGGTTGGAAGGTACTACAGATAGATGAAATAGAAAAAAACTTTAAACTATTTCAAAACATATATGAACTATATCAGTTAGAGAACCCTAATACTGAACCGATTTATAATAGTTACCCTACTACTATAAAAGTGTAACTATTTATAATAAACTATATATGAAGAACTTTATTTTATTGTTTATCGGTCTAACTTTTATGAGCTGTGGTAGCTTTCAATTATCTACTATTAACCATTCACCTATAGTTACTCAAGAAGGTATACTGGTAGATGTTATAGATAATGAATACTCACTTCAAAGAAAATTTGACAGAGACAATAAGTTTAGATGGAATTTTGCTCAATATGCTATGGATCAAGATTTATCTTGGTACTATTCTTTTTATAATAGAAATAGATTATTTAGATATAATTTTAATCTTACACCTTGGGATCTTTATGTAAATAAATACGATTTCTGGTTTGATTGGAATTTTAATTATAATTTTAGATCCTATAGATTCTGGAACCCTTACAGGTTTAATTCTTGGGGATGGAATAGCTGGGATCCATACTATAGTAATTTTCATATATGGAATAGACAAAATATAGCTTACGCTAAAACTAGAAGAGGAAGTCAATACACTAAAGATATTAAAGTACGAACATATATTAAACCAGAAAAAAATGAAACTGAGCTGAGACGTTCAATTAACATTTTAAAAGGACGAAATAGTAATATAAGAATAAGAGAATATAATAATCCAAA